GACGCCGCTGTTTATGCCCTTACAGAACTATCAGAACCACAATCTCTTGGCATGTTGGTTAAATCCCGGTGACAAAAATATGAAACCTTCACTAACTCAGGAACGGCTGAAAGAGATTCTTTATTACGATGAAAATTCTGGGTTATTTACCTGGATGGTGAATTCATCCAGCCGCCGGAAGGGAGATGTTGCGGGTTATCTCGATAGTAAGGGGTATATCTCTATACGGATATCAGGAAAACACTATCGTGCACATCGGCTGGCCTGGCTGTACATGTATGGAGCCTGGCCCACCTATGTAATAGATCACATCAACCGGGTTAAAAGTGATAACAGGGCAATGAATCTGAGAGATGTCACCAGCCGTGCTAATAGTGCAAACAGAAGTGATAACTCATCTGGTTGTACTGGCGTTTCATGGCGGCAAGACTGCGATAAATGGCGAGCTTCAATATGGGTTGACGGGAAAATGAAGCATCTGGGTAATTATCATACGATAGACGCCGCTCATGCTGCCTACCGACGTGCCCTTAACAGCATGAGGGCGACAGATGAATGAAAATTCCATGAAACAGCAGCGCGCCGCTAACGCCAGCATTGAAAGGGACCGGGGAAAATACCTGTCGTCGCTGTTTAGTGGCACGAGTAATACCAAGCGCCAGCGGCTGTATCAGGAGTTTGGCTACCCGGTCGAATTGTGCTTCGACGACTTCTATCGCGCCTACACGCGCAACGCGATCGCGGGCGCTTCAGTGCAACGCATGATTGATGGATGCTGGGAAGATAACCCGGAAGTCTATGAAGGCGATGACACCAAGGATGCGACCAAACTTACCCCGTGGGATAAGCGGGTCAATAAGCTGCTGAAACGCTGCTGGAAGCAGATTAAAGGGGCAGATCGCCGCAATCTGGTGGGGCGCTATTCTGCGCTGCTGATCCAGATTAAGGACAACCTACCCTGGGACCAGCCAGTTGATACTGCCGTTGTTGGACGAACTAACGAAAAAGCACTGGTTAAGCTGATCCCGGCATGGGAAGCGCAGATTGAGCCGGTCGAATGGGACAGCGATGAGCAAAGCGAGACATTCGGCGATGTGAAGATGTATTCGTTCGTCGAACTGCCGGTTGGCAACAGCCGGGATCCGCGTCCGGGACGCGTCATTAACGTTCACCCTGACCGAGTGATCATCCTTGCTGAAGGCTCTGAAGATGGCTCGATGACTTCTGGCCGGTCAATGCTGGAGGACGGATTCAACAAGCTTCTGGATATCGAAAAGGTGAGCGGTGGCGCGTCCGAAGGTTTCCTGAAGAACGCCAGCCGCCAGCTCAATTTCAGCTTCAGCAAAGATACGAACTTTTCCGCGCTGGCTAAAGCCCTTGGAGTGACAGAGGGGCAGCTATCTGACGCACTGGATAATCAGGTCCGCCGACTCAACGACAGCACCGACAGCGCAACATTCATGCAGGAAGGGACCGCCTCGGTGCTTTCGGTGGCCGCAGCCGATCCCGAACCAACATGGCGAACCGCGTTGAGTGAGTGGTGCGCCACCGTGCCGATCCCGATGAAAGAGCTGGTGGGGATGCAGACCGGCGAGCGTGCATCTACCGAAGATGGTAAGAGCTGGGCGCGGACCCGCATGTCCCGCCGCAATGGATTCCTTACCGAAGTGATCACCGACCTGGTCACGCGCTTCTGGACGCTCGGCATTATTCCGGCGCCAGCCTCAGGCGAAATCACGGTTGGCTGGTCTGATTTACTCGCGCCGAGCCAGTCCGAGAAGATTGCCAACATGAGCGCGATGGCCGATGTCGCCGTCAAAACAACGAATGCGCTGGGCCGTTCAGCCATCAGCGGTAATGAGGTGCGCGCGCAGGGAGAATTGCAGCCGGATCCGGAACTGGACGATATTGATGACAACCAACCACCTGCCAAACGTCCCGATCCTCTCGCAGGTGACGACGATGAACCGGAAACCACGCAGCCCGGTGATACCGAGGTCCAGGATTGATCCAACAATGTCGGGTAAGTCAGTCAGTAAGATGGCCCGCGACATTGAGGAGCGGTATTACCGGATAAAGCTGGCGCTCAAATCGCTGTTTGATCAGCGCCTCACAGGGCGGCAGCGAGAGGGTAATTCTCACCAGTGGCATTTCCTGTGTCACCAGAATGGTGACATGCCGACGCTGTATGCAGTGAACGCTTCTGCCTACATCTACGACATGACGAATCAGCAGCTCAGCGAGATGCTGAATCTGATGCAGGCAATCCTCGATGAGCATCTGCTGTCAGGTGGCCAGAATGATTTCTGGGCTTCCGGTTACGTAGAGCAGGAGCTGCAGCGCGGCACGTTTGAGGCGTTCAACAATCTGTCCCGGCAGTCTGATTACTACGCCCAGCAGACCACGCTGGCGCAGCTGCTCAGCAGCCCAGGCTATCAGAATCAGGTAGCGGCGGCAGCGCTTTCCACCTACAGCGACTGGAAAGGCATCAGCGACGCGGCACGCAACGACCTGGCGAGCGTAGTGATCGATGCGGTGGCGCGCGGCGTGAATCCGATAGAGACAGCAAAGGTGGTCAGCAAGCGCCTCGATGTCTCCATGTCGAAGGCCATGACCATTGCGCAAACCGAGCAGGTCGGGGCATTGCGTAAAGCCCAGCGCAACGAGACAGAATGGACAAGGGACCGGCTGGGTCTCAACACCGCCATGCTCTGGATGTCTGCCCTGAAGCCAACGACGCGCCCCTGGCACGCTTCGCGGCACGGCAAAACGTACACCACGGAAGAGGTGGAACAGTTTTATGCCGAAAACGGCAACCGCTACAACTGCTACTGCTCCCAGATCCCGGTGTTACTCGACGATGACGGCGAAATAGTCAATCGCGGGATGGTGGAAAAGCTCGCTGCCGAGCGGGACGCCTGGAAGCCCGGATCCGGAAAAACTCGCCGCAATTAGTGGCTTTTTTATTGCCTGTAAAAAGAGGACACGACGTTGAAGCTATCGAGCATTCACGTTAAATCCCTCGCCATCAATGCCTCCAACATTTCAACGACCACCATCGATGGTGCGGATCATTACGTCATTCGTGGCGTGGTGCCGATCGTCGATGACATCGTGATGAATGGCGGCCTGTACCCGGCGGAGGAAATTAACAACAGCTACCAGTCGATGGAAGGCAAGCTGATGCCGCTGTCGCACCCGAAGGTAGACGGCAACTATGTCAGCGCTAACGACCCGCGCGCCGTGAACAAGTATCACGCTGGTGCGTGGGCGCAGAACGTCAGCAAGGCCGGTGACAAGGTCGTGATGGACGTTTACGTCAATAAGGCGGTGGCCGGGTCCAAGCCGGACGGCAAACGCCTGATTGAACGCCTCGATGGCATGGTGGCAAACACCAACACCGACCCGATTCACGTTTCTACTGGCCTCCTGACCAACAAAGAAACCAAAGCGGGCGAATCGAAGGGCAAAAAGCATTCGTGGATTGCCCGCAATATGCGGTTTGACCACGTCGCCATCCTGCTGGATGAGCCGGGTGCTGGCACGCCTGCTGATGGTGTGGGCATGTTCGTTAACGCCGACGGTGAGCAGGGTGAAGTGGAAAGTGCCAGCCTCACCGAAGCAGCCAACCACATGCGAGATGGACTCTGGAACAGAGTCAAATTCTTCCTGAGCAACACCTCGGACATGTCTTTTGACGACGTGCATCAGGCGCTGCGCATGGCAATCAAATCCGACGATAAGACCTGGCGCTATATCGTCAGCGTCTGGCCGGATCGGTTCGTTTACGAACAGGATGGCGATGGTGCTGTGCCTAAGCTGTTCGAACAGAAGTACCTCATGGCTGACGGCGTTGCGACGCTGGTTGGCGATCCTGTAGAAGTCGTGCGCAAACCCACTGAGTACGAGATTAAAACCAACGGAGACAATAATCCGATGAAAGACCTGATTATCAATGCGCTGAAAGCCGCCGGTAAGCCGACCGAGGGCAAATCAGAAGCCGAACTGCTGGATGCCTATAACCAGATGAAGGCGGATGAAGCAGCCCAGAAAAAAGGCGCTGGTGGTGAGGATGACGAAACCGATCCGGAAACTGGTAAGCCGAAGAAGAAGCCAGCACCTACCAATAACAATGATCAGGCACCCGCCTGGTTTACCCCGTTTGCCGAAAAACTGAACAGCATCGAAAGCGGCCTGACAGCTAATGCCGACAAGGATAAGGCTGTTAAGCGCGCTGCCGTCAAGGCGAAATTTGGCCTGGACGATGTTGCCGTCAACGCGATGGACGGTGCTGCGCTGGATGGCCTGTATGCGAAGTGCCAGACCTCGCATGGCCTCAATGGTGCTTTCAATCTGAACAGCCAGAGCGATGACCAGTGGTCTGACTACGACCTCAACGCTGGCATGGAACAGGAGAAGAAATAATGCCTCATGTCATTTATCGCGGTCCGGTCGAACGTGAACCGGAAACCCTCAACCTGCCGGTTGCCGGTGCCTACGTGCCTGGCGTTGTGGTGAAGAAAAACACCACCGGCGGCGTCACTGTCGCAGCCAACCCGACCGGTCGCCTGCTGATTCTCGGCAACCGCCGCTTTCTCGGTCAGGACATCACCACGGCCTATGCCGCCAGTGAAACCGGCGTGCAGTACCGCGCAGAGGTTGACCAGGAGTATTACGTGCAGCTGGCGGCAGCTGCTTACACCGTCGGCCAGGAGCTGACTGTGGGCGCGGGTGGCGTATTCGCTGCGGCAGCCGAAGGCGACATTGTGGTTGCCACCTTTGATGAAGCCGCCGCCCGCACGCTCACCGCGCAGGGTTTTGGGGATGTGGTGATCGTCAACTCTTACACCAAACCGGCTGCGGCCTAAGGAATAAACAGAATGCTTAAGTTTACGAAAGAGCAGCAGGCGCTGATCCTTAACGCCCGCCGCCGCTGGGACCTGATGCAGCGTAACATGGCTGCCGTGCATGGTTTCGCGGTGAACGACGCAAACGGCCACTTTCTCGCGTATGACCAGCTGGTCGGTAACGCCTCAGTGCTGCCGAAGGATGTCTGGGGCGAGTGGGACCGTTCGGCGATCACCGTTCAGCGCGATAATCTGGCGGTGTTCAATGATCTTGCCGCCTCCGTGTCCCGTCCGATGGCGCTGGGTAAAATCGTGCATTACTTCATGACCCTGTCAGATTCCGGTGATGTGAATATCAGCCTGGATGGTCGCGGCAAAGCCAAAACCGATCAGCCGGTCATGGATTATGAAGGCACGCCGCTGCCGATTATCGACAGTGAGCTGTCATTCGGCTGGCGTCAGATGCTGGCTGCGCAGACTGAGGGTTATTCGCTGGACAGCGACGCGATCTCCAACCATCAGCGCAAGGTGGCTGAGAAACTGGAGGATATGGCGCTGAATGGCGATGCCAACATCAATGTGGGAGGTGCAAAAATTTATGGCCTCCGCACCGCGCCTAATCGTGCAACCGGCACGCATGGTGTGGATCTGAATGGTGCGTCTGGTGCGCAGTGGATTGCTGCCATCAAAGATTTGATTGGCCTGCTGCAGGACAATAACTTCTACGCCCCGGTGACCATCTACCTGAACTACAAAGACTGGTTCTACACCACCACCACGGACTACGCGGCTAACTACGCCAAAACCATCTTCACCCGAATCATGGAGATTCCGGGCGTGGCCGCACTGGTTCCTGCCTCAAAAGTACCGGCCAACGAGCTGCTGGGAGTAGTGAAACGTCCCGACGTGGTGCAGATCCTCAACGGCATGCCGCTGACCATGCGCCCGAAAGCGCGCCAGAATCCGGAAGACGATTACGTGTTCTCGGTACTGGCCGCTGCGGCGCCGCAGTTCAAACACGATGCTGAAGGTCAGGCCGGATACGTCCAGCTGACCAAAGCCTGATTAACCGGGGCTTCGGCCCCACTCATTTTACGGAGGCCATATGGCTGAAGAGATGAAGAAATGGATCCTCACCCATGACAGCCATGAGCTGAAAAAGGGTGATGTGTATGAAGGCACCACGCTACCGGCGTGGCTTGCTGGCAAGGCCACCCCGGTTTCTGCTGATGCCTTCGAAGTGGCCACACCGGGCGCAGCAGACGTAAAAAAGCTGAAGGCGGAGATCACCGCGCTGACGAAGCGTGCTGAAACAGCTGAAGCCAGCCTGACCGATACCACGGCAAAGCTGGAGGCGGAGACCAAACGCGCTGACGCAGCCGAGGCCGCTCTGGCAGCAGCAACCAAAAAGGATAGTTGATGATGGCAGCCCAGATCACTGCGGAGGATGTAAAGTCGCTGCTCACTGAGCTGGGCTACACCATCCCCGATGTCCTCCTGACGCCGATCCTCGATCAGGTTAATGGCATCGATGCATGCCTTGAGGGGGCGGGCTACAGCGCGAGCGCACAGACGCTTATCAAGCTGTATGCCGCTGCGTTGATGTCGGCATCGTCCGGTGCCCGGCGCATCAAATCGCAGGGTGCGCCATCAGGTGCGTCCCGTTCGTTTGATTACCGGGATGACGGCCTGTCAGACCTGCGCACGGCGCTGGAGCTTGCAGACACGTCGGGCTGTACGGCGTCGCTATCGATTTCCGCCGGGCAAAGCGCTGGCTTTTTCATGGTGCTGGGTGGCTGATATGCAATGGACATCAGCCTCTCAACGCCCCAAACCATTCGAGCGCGTGTGGCTGAAAACATCAACTGGCCGGGAAACTACTGGCTATGTGAACAGCAGCGGCGAATGGGTAATTAACTGTCCGCGTATCGCTGCTGAAAAGCCTACTGTAATCAGCTGGAGGGCGTAGCATTGAGTTCATTAGCCAATTGGAGTTACACAGCTCAGGCCACAATCTGGAAGCGATCCGGGGCCGTCAGCGAATATCGTGATCCGGTATTCGAATCGCCAGTGGTGATCGCCTGTGATTATCAGGGCGGTCTGTCTAAGCGAGTCGGTGATATTGGCAGCGAAAAGGTGGTGAAAAACACCATCTGGACTGAATACGCGCTGGCCGATACCGGCGATTACATCCTGATCGGCGTATCGACAGAGACAGACCCGATTGCCGCCGGTGCAGATGAGATAATGCAGGCAATTCGCTATGCGGATACGTTCGACCGTCTGGCCGATGATTTCGCGATTATCACAGGAGTGTAGCCATGGGCATTAAGGTCAGAGGTGTGGAAAACAGTGTTAATGCCCTGAACCGCTTTATCGACGATATACAGACGCGAAAAATTCCCCGCGCCCTGCAGTCGGCGAACCTGGTTATTGCCGCACAGGCAGCAATCATCACCCCGGTTGATACCTCCACGCTTCTCAATTCTCAGTTTCGCGAGATTATCGTAAACGGAACGCGGCTCACCGGACGGGTTGGTTATTCCGCTAACTATGCGCTTTACGTGCACAGCGCGTCCGGGAAACTTAAAGGGCAGCCGCGCGCGCATTTCGGCAAGACCCGAGACGGCCAGGAGTTCGGTGGTGGCACTGGTACAGGGAACTACTGGGACCCGCATGCAGAACCTCACTTCCTTTCTAAAGGCGGCGAGCAGGCGAGGGATGATATCGATCGGGTTGTCAGGAAGGAGTTATCACTTTGAACCCTCCAATGCACACGCGGGTGCGCAATTACTTTGAGGATGCCGGGCTATTGGCTGGATTCACGCCTCAGTTGCTGGTATGGAACGACAACGGCAAACAGAACGAAGCATTTATGGTGTTCAGGCCAAACGGAGGATCATCCATACGCAATGGCCTTGGCAGCGAATATTACGTGATGGTTGATGTGGTCGGTGCCAGAGGTGGCGATGTCGCAGCTGATGCTGCTGTGCAGGCCATCATTGATTACGTCCAGAAAAATCCCATGACCGACGATTGTGTTGGCTACCTGCAAAACCTCGGGGGCATACCTGCGCCCGTTCTAACAACCGAGGGCCGCCTGGTCTATCGGCTTCAATTCGTCGCCACCTACGGCGATTAGTTAAACGTCAAAGAGGAATTTACCCATGGCAAATTGCCAGAACAGCAACGAACGTTTGTTCGGTGGCGCGGTCGTGCTTGAAGTTGCTGACGGATGCAGCGATGTGGTCCCTGTCGAGTCAGAATGGATGGCACTGGCGGCAGGCACCAGTAAGACTTTCGACTTCAACCCTAACGCTACAACCAGCGATGCGGATGATGGCGGCGGTTATGTTGAGAGCATTATCACCAATGCGGATTTTACCATCAGCTTTGAAGGTGAAGTTCGCAAAAAAGATAAGCTGGACCAGTACGGCGTGGGCAAATTCATCAAGTATTTTGTAACCGAGCTTGCTGCTAAGCGCCAGCCTGGTTTGTGGGTGCGCATGGAGTTCGGTCCGGTAACCTTCCAGGGCTACATGGTGATCACTGCACTCAGTTCTGACGGCGGCACCAACGACATCACAACCTTCTCCACTGAGTTTAAGGTTGGTGATGCGTCAACTATTCAGGCATATGACACACCTGAAGATGTTGCAGTTACCGGCGTTACCGTTGCGCCGTCAACCGCCTCGGTTGCAGTTGGTGCCACCACTCAGCTGGCGGCCACAATCGCACCTTCTGATGCCACCAATCCGGCAGTTACCTGGTCATCTTCTAACTCGGCGATCGCCACAGTCAGCTCTACCGGCCTGGCCGCTGGTGTGGAGGAAGGTGAAGCGACTATCACCGCGACCACGGCAGATGGCGGATTTACCTCTACTTCTGTGGTGACCGTCACTGCTGCGTAATCATTACAAGGGGTGGCGTGCTGCCCCTGATAATGACTATGGAGAGAGCGATGATACCTTTGAAGGAAATCGGCGAGTGCGTTATATCGCTGGGTGAACGTGATTACTTCTTCCGTCCATCATTCGCAAACATGATGCGCATTGGCGATCCCGCCGAAATCGTCCATGCGTTTTATGACCTGCACAACGATGAATGCACTTCGCTTATAAAGCGCTCTATCGACGCTTATGGAGGCATTCCTCAGTGGTTGATTAGCTTTATTCGACGCCCGCAGTTCAATAAGCATGTGGTATATGCAGCAATGAATGTGCTGTCGGCTTGTTGTGATGAAAATATAAGTGACCTGGTCGGTGAATTGAGGCCTGGCAAATCGGGTAAGTGGCTATTCGTTTACCGAAAAGGCGCATTGCCAGTCAATGACATGGTCATCATCGCGCAGTCTCTCATTCAGCATGGCATCATCGGTAAAGCGAAAGTACGTCGCCTTCAGCGTCATGAGAGCAGCCAGGGCTCAACTGAGTTCAATGCGTTCGAGTACATCAGCTCGGCACGCACCTACCTGGGCGTTAGCCGTGGAGAAGCCGAACAGTTGACGATGACCGAGTTCCAGATGCTGCTGGCGGCGAAGTTCCCGGAACAGAAGGGCTTTACGCGCGAGGAATATGACAGAGTAGCAGATGATTATCTGGCTAAGAAGGCACGGCGAGAGGCTCGGGCAAAGCATTAACGTGTTGCATGTGATTGCGCTGGTTTGATGATAGGATTTGTCCGAACTTTACTTTGGGGATAGGGATATGAAAAAGTTATTCAGTATTATTATATTGGCAGTGATTTTATCTGGGTGTGACTTTTTTTATTCACCGCCATCTGACGAATGGATTATAAAAAAGGTACAGGAAAATTATTTAGAATATGTGCGAAGTTCGAACGCCTCAGCAAAATGCCTAACCTCTCAGAGTATTGTTCCTGAAGGGGTTGAAATGAAGAGGAATGTAAAGTCGAATTGCAACTCTGAGATTGATCCAATGCAGGGGGCTATTTCTTTTTCAGATTTCAAAGTTTATAAGCATAAAGATCACACTTCTGTATGCGGGGTGGCGTCAGGCTTTACTTCCTTTAAACAAAAAACAGGAATTCGCATGATTGTCACAGATAAAGACATGAAAAGTTTTACTTGGAAGAGACCCACCTATGATTTAGCTTATTTGCCATATTCCGATGCTGAATTATCTAAATCGATGAAAAAAATCATGAGTGATGAGCTTCTCAGATATGCCGAAGCTGAAAAAACAGAGTGCCACAATTAATAGGTGATGATTTTTTAAACGCCTCGCTTCGGCGGGGTTTTTTTATGTCCGGAGATCAGCATGTCAGAAAAAGTTGGTGAGATTTATTACGACGTTGAACGGGAGACAGCCCAGCTTCTGACTGGTGCCAATGAGGTTAAATCTGCGTTGTCTGACATGACCGGTAGCGCTAAGAACACCGGGAAAGCAGTTGATAATCTTGGTAAAGAAGCAAAATCCACAGCTTCTAATCTGGACCAGATCACCAGTCATGCAAAATCAATGGATGGTAGCCTCCAGTCGCTGAATACCACTTTTTCTGCCGTAGCCACAGCCATCAGCCAGGCCAACACAAACTCTCTTGCCGCCAGCATGACGCTGACACAGATGAATGCCGCCATGCAGACACTGATTTCATCGGTGAACTCTATGGCGAGCGCGATGAAAGAATCATCAAGTAGCACGGCGGCAGCATCAAACGAATATTCACGCGCTGAATCCATCATCGAGGGATTGGGCAACCAGATAGCCATTCTGGAAGAAGCAAACGAGAATGGAGCGCGTAGTGCGGCTGTTCTTGCTGCGCAGTTGCGTGCTGGCTCTGCTGCGACTGATGACGAGAAGCAGAAGATAGGTCAACTGACAGGTCAGCTTTTCGACATGAAAAACAGCACCGATCAGGGTGCTAAAAGCCACGGTAACTGGCGCGCACAGATGCAGCAGGCCGGTTACCAGGTGCAGGATTTCATAGTACAGGTTCAGGGCGGTCAGTCTGCGCTGGTGGCATTCAGCCAGCAGGGTTCTCAACTGGCCGGTGCATTCGGTCCGAGCGGTGCCATTATCGGTGCGATAATCGCGTTGGGTTCCGTGCTTGCTGGAACGCTGGTTAAATCAATGGGCAGCGTTGAAGACCAGATGAAAACGTTGGCAACTGCCACGAATGCCCTGAATGATGTGATTAACATTTCACAGAGTGGCGTGGCCGCTTTGTCGGACAAGTACGCCCTGCTGGCGAGGACAAACGCTGAAGCAGCCACGATACTGCGCAATCAGGCAATAATCGAATACAACCAGGCGGTGTCAAAACTGCCTTCAGCAATAAATGATGCTGCCACTTCAATTTTTGGACTTGGAGATTCTGCAAAAGCAGCATTTGCTGGGGCGACTGTCGGCATAAGCGCGTTCAATGACATCCTTAAAGCCAATCAGATCGAAACAGATAATGTCAAAGAGGCATTTAGCCAACTGGCGTCGAGAGGTGATGCTGCGCAGGGATCAATGCTTACATTTTCAAGTACGATTTCGGCGTTATCATCCAATTTCGGCATTTCTGAACAGCAGGCTTTTAATTTAGCTAAACAGTTACAAAATGTCTCACAGACCAAATCGCCCGAGGCTTTGCAAGCGTTAGTATTGGAACTACAGGGGATAAAATCATCTTCCACTGATGGACAGGTGGCGCTTACTGCTTTTATCAGCAAACTGGTCAACCTTGTCTCCGCTTCTGCCAATGCGAAAGCAAACATTGCGGCTCTTAAGGGAGAGATGGATAACCTGACTCAGGGACAGAAAAACCTGATCCAGCAGTCTGAACGCGACTTGGAACTTTCGAAGAAACAAGGTGCTGCGCGTGCCAGATTACAGGCACTTTACAAGGCCAGGGACGCAGGATTTTCTGATGACAGCAAAGAAGCTATCAGAATGCAGAACGAGGCCGAACAGACATATAACAATGTCCAGGCTCAGCAGAAACTTAAAACCAGCAGTAGCCAACTGGCTAAGCAGGAAGAGTCTGTTGCTCAAAAATTGGCAAACCTGAAACAGCAGTCTGAACTTGCGGCAACCTCCACCACTGAACTGAGCCGTGAACAGGCCATCCTGACTGCGCAGCAGTCTCTCGGCAAAGGTGCCACTCAGGAACAAATCGCGCTGGCCGGGCAGTACGCTGCAAAAAAATGGGACACGGCAAACGCACTTAAGGCTCAGGCAGCGGCTGAAAAGCTTATCCCGGAAGCCAGGGAGAATGCCAGCTATGCTCAGGATGTTAAGGATCTACAAACGGCCTACAATGCAAAAAAAATAACTCAGCAGCAGTATAACCAGACCAGTGAACAGCTGGAGCAACAGCATCAGGTTAATTTAGCCAAGATCCGGGCAGAGCAAAATTCCGGGGTTTCACCTTTGCAGGATGCCCAGGGCGCAGTTGATCCTGTCCAGCAACTTGCAAATGAGAACGCCCGTAAACTGGCTCTCATCCAGCAATTCGAAACTGAAAAGGGCGTGCTGACGCAGAACGGGCTGGCGCTTATGAATGCTGCCAACACCGAGTATGAACAGGCACGTCTCGCCGCGCAGTGGGAGATTTACAAGGCCCAGAGCGATTCAAACGCATTATTGGGAACAGCCATTGAGTCTTTGGGTGGCGGTGCTACTAACGCTATCACCGGGCTTCTGAATGGTACTCAAAGCCTTTCGGAAGCATTCGCTAACCTTGGTACATCTGTCCTCAATGGTCTGGTAAGCAGTCTGGTCGAGATGGGCGTGCGATGGGTTGAATCGGCTGTTATGGGCCAGGCGGCACAAACCACGGCGATCGCCAGTAACCAGGCAACCGCTGCAACCGCCCTGACAGCATCAGTTTTTGCCGGATCCGCAGCAGCTGCTGAACTGCTGGCAGCGTGGTCACCAGCGGCAATGGCGGCATCTGTGGCAACCTCCGGTGGGGCTGCAGCAGCAGGCGTGACCGGCTTCACCACTGCAATGACAACAGCCCAGGCTTTGTCAGTGGCTGGCATGCGCAAGAACGGCGGCCCGGTCAGTGCCAACAGCATGTATCAGGTCGGAGAGGGTGGTAAGCCTGAAATCTTTAAAGCCAGCAATGGCAGCCAGTACATGATCCCCGGTGACAATGGTTCAGTGATTAGCAATAAGGACATTGGCAGCTCTGGCAGCGGATCGACAATTCAGCAGGTTAATCATTTCACCATTCAGTCGGCCACCGGCGACCCTCAGGACTTAGCTAACCAGATAGCGACAATTTCTTACCAGCAGTCATTGCGGGCAATGAAGGATCAGCAACGGCCAGGTGGCATCCTTCGTAAATAGCAGGTAATCCAATGCCAGAAACTTTCACATGGTCACCGCAGAAGGCTTACACCGTCTCGCGGCAACCGAACGTGTCCGTAGTGTCTCTGGGGGACGGCTATGAGCAGCGTCAAACCAAGGGCATCAATCCACTCATGGATAGCTATTCGCTTAAATTCGTAGGTTATGACGATACAAAGTGCTCCCGGACTAATGTGGCAAAAGAGGCCGAAGCCTTTATTAAAGCGCGGATGGCAGTTGATTCATTTTACTGGACGCCGTCAGATACTGGAGTCCAGGCGCTTTTTGTGTGTCGATCGTGGTCAATGACGAAAACCGGCAATTATTACGAGTTAACAGCGACGTTTGAGCAAGTACCCAGATAACTCAGGAGAGAAGAGCATGACTTTAGAACAGCGTGTAGCAGACTTAGAGAAGGCGGTAGCCAACCTGACCTTGTCCAACGACAAAGCAGAAGAGCTATCAAAGATGATGCGCGATGTTGCGGCAGAAGCGATTAAGAATGCTTGCCGTCCGGGCGGCAGGCTGCATCAACGGGGTGAAAAAGCGGCCAAAAGTAATTTGACCGCATTTGAAATTGAGCCTGGCTCTGTGAATATCAGCCCAGCGCGAATCAGTGCTTCTGAGTTGGTATGACTTCAACTGAGTCTAGTATTTTCAGTAGTGCTGTTTGCGCGTGCTTGTGGGCATCTGCCATTTGTTCGCTACTGCTTGTAGACTTGATGAAATCAGCAACAGCTTTCTTATTATCAGTCGATACCACGAATGCGCTGAATGCTTGGGCCAAAAGCTCAGTTAGTGCATAATTTTTGCGAGCTGTGTCATTCATCGCTGCTAAGATATCTTCAAGTTTTAATTGATTAGCCATTTTATTCCTTATCCAGAGGTAATCAGCCATCCCTCATTGCTGTATGCGTCCATGCCCCAAACATGGACGGGCTGAATACTCAACATATCCTTATCAGTAAATCAGCAACATCCTGA